TGAGAGTTAAGAAGCGTAACTACAAAGAGGAGTACAAGAAGTTTGGATCTGGCGGCAGAGCAAAGAAGAAACGGGCTGAGCTAAACAAGTACAACCGAGAGAAAGGAACCGACGGGAATGGGGACGGCCTTGATGCCTTTCATAAGGGTGGTAAGATCGTTGGGTTTAAGAGTGCTGCTTCCAATAGAGGGAGTAAGGTTGACTCTGCTGGTGATCGAAGAGCTCGCGGAGGCAAAAAATAAATAACTTATATTTGCCTTATGAAAGCTAAGAAATCCTATGATAACGGCGGAAAGGTGAAGCCAAAGACTTCAAAGTCCTCCAGGTCAAATCCTAATTTGGCTGGCAGACCCACTACGCCTGAGGAACGGCGGAAAGCGGCAATAGAAAAAGGGAAGGCGATGATCCAGAGAATGTCAAAAACAGAGCTGAGGGATCAAGGGAGGCTGAGAAAGCCGAGAAGCATGGAGGCGGGAGGTCGAGTAATGGAGCCTCTTGGGATGGGAGGCAAGAAGGCTAAACTAAAGAAAGCAGCCCCTGGTAAAAGCGCTAGAAGCGCAATGTTCGTTGAGGGTGCTATGAATCAAATGAAGGCTCACGCCCCAGGAAACAAATCTTTGAAAGCTCCAGGAAAGACCGTAGCCGAAATCGAAGAGTCTAAGAAGAAGAACAAGCGTCGTAGGAGGTTTGACAACGGAGGCAAGGTAAAAGGAACAGCCAACGTAAACACCAGAGGTGAAGGCAAAAAGAAGAAGAAGGACGGCGGTGACATGCTGGCGTATCCAAAGAAGAGGATTGCTGATGGCCCAGGAATGATTGAGTACGTCAAGCAACAAGTTAAAGCTCGCGGAACCAAAAAAGGACTTCCTTTAAAAAAGGCTAAGCCTGTAGGGATTAAACCTATAGCTTCTAAGCCTTTACCAGCAAAGAAGCTCAAGAAGAGCAAAGCTGTTATTCCAGTACCCCCTGCTAAGGGTCGTAGAAAAAGAAACCGTAAGTAATGGCTGTACTAACTGTAACGATTAAAGAAGAGCTCACGCTAAACGGATCAAACCGTGGTAGCGAGAATATTACTTCTATAGCAAGCGTAACTCAATCATTCAACAGAATTGTAACCTGTCCCGCTAATGAGGACACTACGATTGCTGCGTTTCAGGCAACCACTCACACCGTTGCAGGAAAGCCCACTATGGATATTGATGATGTCAAGTATATTCGAGTCACTAATCTTGACGCTTCCAATGAAGTTAATCTTTCCTTACAGGTATCTACGAATGAAAATGGAGTTGCAGATTCGTCCTGTACTTTAACGCTGGAGGCTGGTAAAAGCTTTATAACTGGAAAAGTGCATGATGGCATCGCTGTTGATGACGACACAAAAAACATCAACACAACAATGACAGACTTAGAAAGCATTTTAGTAGATCCCGCTGCAAATGCAGTTCAAGTAGAAATATTTATAGCAAGCTAATATCATGAAGACTAAGAAGTACAACAAAGGCGGGAAGGCAGCTCTTTACGATATGGTAAAGAAGTATGCAGAAGGCGGGATGGTTGATCCAAGCAGGGAGCCTAAGATTGATATTAAAAGAAAGAAAGTAGTTCAAGGGGCTGAAGGCGTTGAAGGTCGTAGAGACCCCTTATCTGGGAAGATGATAAAGTCTCCAGTTAACGAAAGATCCGAAGTTGAAACTCAATTTTTTATTGATGGGGTTCCAGCTACAACAAAAGACGCCATGAGAGCTTTTAAGCAAACGTCTGCGTTTGGATCAGGCACTGACTTTAATGATTTTGTTGCGGATTACTTAACAAAAAAGGATACGCCACAGTCCGCTGACAGGACGAGACAAAAGAAAGCCCTTCAATCACGGCAAAAGGCTGCTGGATCAAAGGGCTTGCTTCAAGCCTTGAGGGACATGCCCTCTCGCGGCTAATTAGTACCCAACGATATCTTCTTCGTTATGGATAAACAGCTTTGAGTTGTCTCCAACCAAGTTGTTTGCAGTAAATAGGGATAAGCACGTCCCGTCTACAGACTCAGACTTGATGATGTAAGTGTCTTGAACGTTTCCGTTAAAGTCGCTCATTACAAGTGTGTGGATACGTCCTTCTCCAGGGTTACCTGCAATTGTAAAGACTGACCCACTCATGTCATCATTGATCATTACCTCCCGTCCATTAGGGAGTAATACAGATAGACTGTAGCTGTGAAGGCTGTAGTCATTAGGGGATACAGTGAATGCAGATTTGCAGCCAGTGAATTGTGCAGATACTAAGCTCGAAACTGCAAGAGCAAGGATTAAAATAAGATTCTTCATAGCAAATAACTGTTTTAAATTGTTTCGTAAATTCGGTTTGCTGATCTCAAGGTAAGATAAACTTTTCGATCTCACAAATTTTTTTTCTAACTTTGCTATATTCAATCATAGATTGAAGAAATATTATCACAACCCTCGAATTAAAAGAATCAACCCGTCTTGGGTGGCTCAGAAAAATGAAATTAAGCAAAAACCTTACGCTAAAGGAAGTGGTGAAATCAAACACCGCAACTCGAAAGGGGATAGACAACACCCCTGATCAGTGGGCAATCAATAACTTACAGGCTGTAGCGGACCATATCTTCCAGCCAGTTCGTGATCACTTCGGTGTACCTATCGGAGTTACCTCTGGGTTCCGATCAAAAGAATTAAATAAGGTGATTGGCGGGAGTAAATACTCTCAGCACATGATTGGGGAGGCTATTGACATAGACGCCGATATGTACGGTAAGGCTACTAACGCTCAGATATTCGACTTCATTAAGAAGAACCTAGAATGGGATCAGATGATATGGGAGTTTGGAGATGATGAGAACCCTGCATGGATTCATGTCTCGTTCAAAGAAGGTGGCGGAAACAGAAAGCAGATAAAGAGGGCTAGAAGGGACGAAAAAAGCAGGACTTATTACACCGTGGAGACCTAAAAAAACTTCTTTATATTCGCGTTCCTAAATTTTTTATTATGCGCGAAAAAGAAGAAGACTTTAACGTAGATTTCCTAGATCCAGAAAGAGTTAAAGCGACCGAAGAGAAGGTCAAGACTGGTAACATCGTGTGTGATATACATGCACCAGAAGGCTGCGAAAACTGTAGCGGATAATATCACTATATTTGTTGTATGAAGTATTATGTTACTACTACATCAGAAGCAGAGCAGATTAGCCGAGATAAAGCTATAGAGAAGGGCTGTGGCCCTGTAACTAAATACTGGTGGGGATGGATTGTAGATGACAGAGATGCTGATCAGTCTGCACTGTGCTTTGAAGACGACGAGTCTGTTAGCTACACTACAGTAGATACACTTCCTGACGGATTCTTACCAGCTGAACCAGAGGCGTAATGTTAGGTCTGGGCACAGCAGTAAATAGAGGTGGGTTTGTCAGCGCAGCACCTGCTGCAAAACTTCTTGATACGTACTCAGGTGCAGCCGCTGCTTACAGCTTGCGGCAGCTTTCTAATTCTTATTCTGGGAATACTGTTAAAGTGAGAAGAGCTAGCGATAATGCAGAGCTCGATATCAGCTTTTCTAATGGTGAATTAGACACTTCCGCTATATCTACTCACTGTGGATCATCAGACGGGTTTATCTCGGTGTGGTACGACCAATCAGGAAACTTAAATAACGCTACTCAATCTACAGCTGCGAGTCAACCAAAAATTCACGACGCCACGACGGGCGTGTTGACGGAGAACGGGAAGCCTGCCATTGATTTTGATGGTAGTAATGACCAATTATTTAGCGCATCTACATATACACCTACGACAAGCATGGCGCAAATTGTTGTTGCAAAAGGTTTATCAAGTTCAGTTGACCAAATAATAGGAGACACGTCAGACCGAAAAGCGGGAATGTCTTTGAGAATACAAAATGGAGATTTTAATTATTTCAACGGAACAACAAGTTCTTTCAATTCCTTAACGCAGACGGCAAACGACAATCAAAATCTTCACTTTTACGGGCGGGACACTTCGTCAAATTTTTACGCTCGATTGAATGGCTCAGAATCAAGCACAAGCATAAGCGCAATAAATACAACCGCGCAAAATATTTATCTAGCTGCAAGGCATGACGGAAGCCTTGATTTAGACGGCACAATGCAGGAATACGTTTTGTATTTAACAAGTCAAAGCGCAAATAAGACAGCTATCGAAGCTGAAATCAATACCTTTTATTCTATCTTCTAATGCTAGGATTAGGAACATCAGTAAACAGAGGCGGATTTGTAAGTGGTGCAGCAGCCGCGAAACTTCTTGATACGTACTCAAGCGCAGCCGCTGCTTATTCTTTGCGGCAGCTTTCTGATTCTTATTCTGGGAATGCTGTTAAAGTGAGAAGAGCTAGTGATGACACAGAATTAGATATAGGCTTCTCTAGCGGGGAACTTGATACTTCAGCATTGGCTACTCACTGCGGCTCTAGTAATGGCTTCGTGGTAACATGGTACGATCAATCGGGCAACTCAAATAACGCTACTCAAAGCACAGCTGCAAATCAGCCAAAAATTTATGATGCAACCGCTGAACGACACATAACCGAGAATGGGAAGCCAGCTATTGAATTTGATGGTGGCAATGACGGACTTAATATTAGCCCAGCAATTCTTGCGTCTAGTCAAAAGTATACTTTCACGGTTCATGCTGTTGACTCAGGTGATACAGTGTGGTCCATATTTTGTGAAGCAGTAAGCACAGACGTAGTACCGTTGGCTCAGTCGGGAAGCGGTGGAGGTATTGTTTTTGGCTACACGCTCAATTCATTGCACAAGGATGGAGGCTCAGCATTTAGTGGCACGAGAAATGACCTGTATAGCGCTTACACATCAGCGGGTCAAGCTTTGACGACGATTGATTTTTCTGGCGATGGCATTGGCGTTTTGTTTCAAAGAAATAGTTTTCTCATGACTGGAACAGCTCAGGAAATCGTCATATATGGCTCTGACCAATCCAGCAACCGCACAGCTATCGAAGCTGAAATCAACACCTTCTACTCAATCTTCTAAAGTGAGTTATAGAAACGCTGTACCGCCATTCTGCCTTTCTGCGATAGCGCATATCTTACACGGTAGTTAAACTTGGTCTCATCTCTAAACAAATGATCTTCTAGGGTTTGAGACGGCGTAAGCTTGTCGAAGTGCTTGTATAGGTACCCTAAAGACACTAAAGGGTATATCATCCTGTCAGCTAGGTTCTTTTTATTCATGCCGTACTCACCTGCCACCCACGATATAGTAAAGAACTCCAGGTCGTAAACAAACAGCATAAAATATAGATAGCTTTTAGTAATCTCACCATTTCCAATAAAATCCTCTAAGGCGTTTTTTAGATTCTTTAAGTGATTGCTTTTTACAAATCTTGTGGGTAATTTAGAGAAGTCTCTAAACATCCTGGTTTTCTTCACTTGAGACCTTGGCATATTACTTCGTATATTTGACTTATACAAATTTACATCATGAACCCGAAAGACACCCTCTTCTTTGCCGAAATGTACTCCCTCGTCAAAAAGATGGAGGAGACGATTGATGAGTTCGAAATGAAAGATCGCACCCTAGCCTCTATAGTTATCGGAGTAATAGACTTCGACGCCGTTGAGGAAGATGACGGAAGTGCAGAAATGAAAACAATGTACAGCTTTAACCTTGAGAATAGGGACGAACTGGAGACGTTGAAGCAGGTTATGGATACCGCTTATTCGGATGACGACTCATTAGACAATATTCTTGGTGAATTGGGCATATCCCTAAACTAACATGGAAGGTCTTATTAGAAAAATTGTGGTCGGAAGAGACCCTAAAAATGGCATGGCCTATTACGTAGGCATGAGAGCAGGATCTGGAGAGGTCTCAGCTATTGTTGAAGACGAAAGACAGCTCCATAAGTTTGGAAAACAGCGATATCTTATATACATTGAGAATGATGAAGGTACTATGCTGTGGAAGGCAGTAGATGAAATGCCCTGTGTGCTTGAATTTGATCTAAATTTTTAATGAATGAAGACTTTTAACTTATTCGTAGTCGAGTTAGAAAAGACTATAGACGACACCATTACAACGAGTGGTGGATTAGAATTATACGTAGACAATAGATTCAATGAATTTGAAAATAGAATTACAGAAGGCCCTGTCGTGGCTGTCCCGTTCAAGTACGATACTGGGGTCAAGCCTGGCGACACGCTTTACTTCCATCACCTCGTGGTTATCAATGAAGGTCAGCCACTTACTGGTGATGACAATCACTACCTTGTCAGATATGATGAAGATCATGCTATCAATAATCAAGCTATTGCTTTTAAAGATAGCAGTACTGGTGATGTCCACCCTCTTGCGGGTTGGAGTCTTCTTGAGGCTATCGAAGAAGAAGAAGTTCAAGAATCGAAGCTTATCGAGGTTGTCAAACTTAGCGAGAAGCTACCAACAAGAGGTAGGGTCGCGTTTTCGTCTACTGGTATTGAAGAGGTAGGTCTTTCCGTGGGTGATGTGGTTGGATTTAAAGAAAATCGAGACTACAGAATTACTATTGACGGAAAGGAATACTATAGAACGAGGGTTGAGGACCTGCTTTACAAAGAAGTTTAATGGCTAGCAAGTTTACTACCGTAAGCGCCTCCATGAGGCTCATGCAGAGCATGGAGATTGCTATTAACAATATGATTGAAGAAGTTAAGAAGCCTGTTGATCCCGAAGCGGGAGGTTCAGCGCGTAAGGCTGAGCTCCAATCCATAAAGCAAACGGCTATTGACTGTAAAGAGCTTTTGGTGGAGCGCCAGAGGCTAGAACAAATGGTTAAAGAACTAAACGACAATGGAGAAATCGAAAAAGACAAAGACTACTCAGGGGGATTCGCAGAAAGATTCTCTAAATAGCGCTAGCGGATTGATCTACTGGGACGACTATAACTTTGATAATCAAAACAATACAGCCTGTAACCTAAAGGTAAACTTTAAGCTCTCTTAGCTCAGTCGGTTAGAGCATCCGACTCATAATCGGCAGGTCCCAGGTTCAAGTCCTGGAGGGAGCACATGCACCAGTAGCTCAGTTGGATAGAGCATCTGCCTTCTAAGCAGACGGTCACAGGTTCGAATCCTGTCTGGTGTACGAATTAAATTAAACAATATGCCCGATCTAATTTGCAAAGAATGTAAAACAGAGAAATCTGTAAGAAACCTCACTATGAAGTTTAAAAACGGTAGTGTCTACTACCCTGAAGGACAGTGTGAGTGTGGCGAACAAATGGAGATTAAAAACCCTAAAGATGGTGTACCTTTGTTGGGTAGAATGAACTCACACGGACAGAGCTTTTGATGTCCACTATAATCGACATAAAGGGGTATGAAACTAAAGGGATTAAGATCGACCCTAACGGTACAGAAGGACAAGTTGTCGAGCTCCACGGGTTACTCGTGGTCCTGCCAAAGAAACCGCGCAAATCGGAAATTCTCTTCCATGACCAGCCAAAGAAGTTGCAGCTGTGGAAGCGCACATCTATGCCAGAGGAAATGCGTAGGATACGCAGTATGGATGAGTGGCTCGAAAAACCTGCCGAGTTTCGTAACAAGTTTCGTTCTTACATCGAGCAAGAGTTTCAGCGTAGGCGCGACGGTGTATGGTTTTACAATAATGGGGAACCTACGTATATTACAGGGAGACACTATATGTTTCTACAATGGTCTAAAATTGATATCGGATATCCATCATACCTCGCTTTCCAAAAAGACATCTTTACGCACATGGCTGCTTGTGAAGCTGACCCTCGTTGTTTCGGTCAGCTTTATACTAAGTGTCGTCGTTCTGGCTACACTAACATATGCTCTGCTGTCCTTGTGGATGAAGCTAGTCAAGTTAAAGAGAAGCTTCTTGGCATACAGTCGAAAACTGGTAAAGACTCGCAAGAGAATATTTTCATGAAAAAAGTAGTCTCTATTTTTAGAGGCTACCCATTCTTCTTCAAGCCTATCCAGGACGGTACCACAAACCCACGTATGGAGCTTGCATTTCGTGAGCCGTCAAAGCGTATTACTAAAAACAATAAGACCTCACATAGGGGTGACGCTTTAAACACGGTAATTAACTGGAAGAACACCACGAACAATGCGTATGACGGTGAAAAACTACACATGCTTTACCTCGACGAGGCTGGTAAGTGGGAAAAACCAACCGATATTAGAGAAGCCTGGAGGATTGAGCGTACTTGTTTGATCGTAGGGCGTAAGGTGGTGGGTAAAGCCATTGTGGGGAGTACGGTAAACCCCATGAACAAAGGGGGCGAGGAATACAAGGGGCTGTGGTATGATTCTGATCCTAACGAGCGAAACAATAACGACAGGACAAAAACAGGACTCTACAGAATATTTATCCCAGCCTATGATGCTTTAGAGGGTTTCTTTGATGTTTATGGCAATGCTGTTGTTGAGGATCCACCCCAAAGCGTAAACATACATGGTATAGATGGAGACACCATCGAAATTGGCAGTAAGACCTATCTCAAGAATGAACGCAAGTCATTTAAAGACAACCCGTCTGAACTAAATGAGGTTACTCGACAGTTCCCGTTTACCGAAGACGAAGCATTTAGGGATAGCATTGAGGGAAGTTTATTTAATATAGGTAAGATATATCAGCAAATAGAGTATAACGACGAGCTGTTCCCTAATCCTGTCGTTGTCGGTAACTTTACGTGGAAAGAAAAAGACAAAGAAGTTGTTTTCTCCCCCACACCTAACGGTAGGTTTAGGGTTTCCTGGATGCCTGATCCTTCTGAAAGAAATATATCTAAAACTGAAAGGGGAAAAAAAATAGCCCCGTTCACTTCTTATGGCTGTGGAGGAGTTGACTCATATGACCTAGATGCCACTGTGGACAATAGAGGATCTAAAGGCGCTCTTCATATGTATAATAAGTTTAGCATGAACCGTCCCCCTAACATGTTTGTTGTGGAGTACGCCTCTAGGCCAGACCTAGCCAGTATATTCTATGAGGACGTCCTTATGTGTGCTTTTTATTATGGGTATCCTTTACTTGTAGAGAACAATAAGTACGGTATCGTAAGATACTTTGAGTCAAGGGGTTATGACGGCTACTTAATGGACAGACCGAGACACCTCATGAGTAGTTCTTCTCATGTAAACGTAAAAACAAAAGGCATACCGTCTAACTCTCAGGACGTAATACAGTCTCATGCTCAATCTATAGAAAAATACATTCACGATCACGTTGGTGTAAATTACGAAAGCGGAGAAACAGGAGCTATGTACTTTAATAAAACCCTTGAGGATTGGATTGGGTTTAAAATAGACAAAAGAACCAAGTTTGACTTAACTATTAGCTCTGGTTTGGCTTTGCTCGCAGCTCAAAAAGAAAAAGAAAAGCCTAAGGTTGACTTTAAGGAAAAGGTGTTTTTTAGAAAATATAAGGTCTAACGACGATTTGTTATATTTGCAGAATATGCATAATGCAAGTAAATTATGAGCCTCGATAAAAATAGCAAGCATTCCTTCCCAAACCCTCTGGCAGACGCATCAACTAAGGAGAGTATGTCTTATGGTTTGCAGTATGCAAAGGCTATTGAAAACCAATGGGGCAAAATAAAGGAGTCTACATCTCTTTACGGTAAAAGAAATGCGGTATTCGAAAGAAGCCGAGATTACGCTAACGGTACTCAAGATACCAACATATACAAAAAGCTTCTTCGCTCACTTAATCCTAACGATGGAGACGGCAGCTTGATGAATATGGATTACACTCCTGTTCCTATTTTGCCTAAATTCGTAAGGGTTGTAGTAAACAAAATTTTATCCAAAGATCCGTATCCGAACCTAGAGGCTATTGACCCTCTCTCTTCTTCTGAAAAGAACAACAAGAAGAGAAGAATGGAGATCCAGGTTGAGGCAAAGAAGCAGTTGCAGCAGCTTAAGCAGCAAACAGGCATGGTGATTGGAGAGGATCCAGATCAGCTCCCAGACTCTTTAGAGGAGGCTGAAATACTTTTGGGTACTAACGTCAAAACTGACGCAGAGATTGCAGCTCAGATAGGGACTAACATGACCCTTTCATGGAACAATTTCAACGACGGAACCTTACGAAGGTGCGTTAATGATCTAGTCGCCCTAGGCATGTGCGTTGTGAAAAGAAGTAACGATCCCAATCACGGCATTAAGACTGATTACGTAGATCCCTCTACGTTTATTCACAGCCATACAGAAGATCCTTTTTTTGAGGATTTAATTTATGCGGGGCATGTTAAGTCTATTTCTATACAGGAGCTAAGAAGGATATCTGCTGGTGAGATTACAGAAGAGCAGATTGAGGAGTTAGCTAAATCAGTTAAGGGGAAGTATGGGAACAACCCAAGCTCTTTTGGTAAAAGCAGCTACAACAACCTGTCTCAAAGGACTGATTATGGTTATGATGAGTACATGGTTGATGTACTTGAGTTCGAATTTATTTCTGTTGATTGCATATACTTCGAAGAAAAAGAAAACCGTTTCGGTAACGTAAACTTCTTCATGAAGGGACTTGAATACTCTGAGAAACCAGGCAGTGTATTTGAAAGAAATCCAGTAAAGATGGATATCGCCACTGTGTACGGTGGCATGTATGTCATGAACGGATCTAACATTGTATTTAATTACGGAAGGTCTAAGAACGTACCAAAGAACATCCACGATATATCATCTGTGAGGCTATCTTATTCTCCAGTGGCTACCAATATTCGGGATATGATGCCGAAGTCTATGGTGTCTAGCTGTACTGGTTTTGCTGACATGCTTCAGTTGACCCACCTTAAGATCCAGCAAGCTATCGCTAAAGCGAAACCAGATGGATTGATCATTGATATCGAGGGATTGGAGAATGTGCAGCTAGGCAAAGGCGGAGATTTACAGCCTTTGGACTTGCATGATATCTACGAGCAGACTGGTGTATTCTACTATAGAAGTAAAAACCCAGAGGGAGGGTTTCAGAACCCACCAGTAAGAGAGATAGGGAATAGTATTCGAAACATCAATGAGCTCATTGGTCTTTACAATCACTATCTGCGTATGATCCGAGACGCTACAGGTGTCAATGAAATGATGGACGCCTCTACGCCTAAGGGTGACACCCTAGTAGGTGTTCAGCAAAATGCTATTTCCGCAGGCAATAACGCTATATACGATATCACTAACGCTTCTATGGTTCTTTACAAGAAGGTTTGTGAAGACATAGTTAAGTGTTTGCAGATAATACCAGAAGAGTCTGTTCTTCATGAGATATACAGCAACGCCATAGGCAAGGAAAATATGGCTGTTCTTTCTTCGTTCAATGACCTCCCTATGTACAACTTCGGTGTACAGGTGGTGAAAGAAATGGAAGACAAGGATAAGGCGTACTTAGAGCAGAATGTCCAGATGGCTATTCAGCAAAAAGAGATAGACCTCGAAGATGCGATTGCGATTAGGAACATGAAGGATGTTAACCAGGCCGAAAGGCTTTTGGTGGTAAGACGCAAGAAGCGTATGGCTCAGCAGCAACAAATGGCCGCTCAAAACTCACAGATGCAAGCTCAGTCAGCGCAGCAAGCCGCTCAAGCCGCTTCGCAGGCTAAGATGCAAGAAATGCAGATGGAAGCTCAGCTAGAGGCTCAGCAAATGCAGCTTAAGACCCAGCTTGAGGGTCAGCTAGAGGAGGTAAAGCATCAGTTTAGAAAGGAAATCGAGATTATTAAAGCTCAAGCTACTCTTGGGTTTAAGACTGAAGATCAAGAGTTTAAGCAAAAACTTGAAGTTTTAAAAGAAGACAGAAAGGACGACAGAGTAAAGAAGCAGTCTTCTGAGCAAAGCAAATTGCTTTCTCAGCGTCAAGGAAACAGGGGTGAACTTCCAGAGGCTGGGGATAGCGTAGATAATATTGTAAACTCACTATTAGGATAACATGGCAAGTAAAGTAAACTTAGACGTAGCTGAAAAGCTTGATATCACCTGTAGAAGAGGAGACACCTTTTCCCTTACCCTTACGTTGAACGACTCTAGCGGAACCGCCTTAGACTTGACTGGATATGAGTTTTTAATGGATGTAAAGACTAATCCCGTTCGATCTCGAACAGGAGTTTCTGAGAGAGAGGTGATTGCTTCTAGCAGCCTTTCTTCTTCTGCTTCGGATGCCAAGGGTTTAAGCGAAGAACAAAAGTCAAAACTAAGTAATGGGTTTGTGTTTAGCAATGGAACTACTTCTGGCGTGGTTACCGTTACATCTTCAGCGGACACTATGAAGGAGCTTCCTGTTGGTTCTTTTACTTACGATATTCAACAAAAAATTAGCGAAGTGGTAACCACCATATTAAGAGGTTCATTCACTGTAAACGAAGATATCTCTAGATAACATGGCTATAACGGTTACAACAAACGGGTCTACCTCAGTAACAGTTACAGCTCCAGCCTCAAGCTCGGTAGTAGTAACAGAGAAGGGTGTCAAAGGCGATACAGGCGAAACTGGAGCTACGGGAGCTACGGGAGCTACGGGTGCAGCTGGCTCCGACGGAGGAACAAACATTGTTTCTGATACATCGCCTCAACTTGGTGGAAATCTTGATGTAAACGGAAGTGATATTATCAGCACCTCTAACGGAGATATTGATCTAGACCCTAACGGCACGGGTAAGGTTGTGTTCAAAGGAAACTCCGACAAGGGTTCTGGTCAGTTTGTTTTAAACTGTGAGGAGAATACTCACGGCATTGTGGTGAAGGGACCGCCTCACTCCGCAGGAGCTTCTTACACATTGACACTACCAAACACAGACGGAAGTGCGGATGAGGTGCTAAAGACCGACGGCAGCGGTAATTTAGATTGGGTTGCTCAAACAGATACTAATACTCAGCTATCCACTGAACAAGTTCAAGATATAGCTGGCCCTTTAGTCGCTACTGGAGGGACAAAAACAAATATTGCTGTCACTTATGATGACACTAGTGGCAACATGGATTTTGTTGTTGCCTCTGACTTAAACACTACGGGTAACGCTGGTACAGCTACTGCACTCGAAACAACAAGGGCAATTAATGGTGTAAACTTTGACGGCAGCGCTGCGATTACCGTTCCTGCTGCTGGGTCTACCTTGACCGATACCGTCCCAGTTTCAAAGGGCGGAACTAACGCAACTTCGTTTACAGACAAAGCTGTAATCATTACGCAGGATAGCGGAACAGACACCCTGGCTGCGGCAGCTATGACTACAAATGGGTCGTTACTTATAGGCGGAAGTAGCGGTCCAGCAGTGGCTACCCTTACTGCTGGTAGCAACGTCACTATTACAAATGCTGACGGAGCTATTACTATTGCTGCTGCTGGTGGCGGGGGCAGTGGTGATGGGGATATAGAGGGTGTTACTGCGGGTACTGGACTTTCTGGCGGTGGTGATTCGGGCGCTGTAACCCTAAACGTAGAGGCTGCTCAAACAGGTATTACCTCTGTGGTAAACTCTAGCTTAGAGATTGGTAGAGATGCCGACAACAGAATAAAGTTTGGTACTGATAACCAGATCATATTTGAAGTCAGCGGTGGCGATAATGTAATCATGAAGGCTTCAGGTGAGATAGAGGCCACTAAGTTTGATGGAGCCCTTGAGGGTAACGCTGATACAGCAACTACAGCCACTGTTGCTACTACCGTTACTGTAAGCGATAACGAAAACACCAACGAAGAAAACGTAATAGCCTTTGTTGCTGGAGCAGCAGGCAGCGGTAACGTGGGGCTAGAAGCAGATGGTGATTTAACGTACAACCCCTCTACAGGCACCGTAACTGCCACTCAGTTAAACGTCACTAAAAACTTATTTGCAAAAACTGCAAACACCGACTTTAGCGCACAAGGTGATATCATTAAGATAGGCACAGGTAGCACTACTCAGGGTGAGCTTTGTTACTACAAGTCTGATGGGGCGTGGGCAGCGGCTGACGCTGACGCTACGGGTACTGCTGGCGGCGTACTATTGGCAATTGCTTTAGGTACTGATCCCGATTCTGATGGTATGTTGCTCAGAGGTACATTTACCTTAGATCATGACCCAGGAACCATTGCTGACGAGCTATACGTTTCTACTACAGCTGGAGACATCACAGGTACTGCACCTTCAGGAACTGGAGATGTCGTTCGCGTAGTAGGCTACTGCTTAGACAGCACCAACGGACAGATTTGGTTCAACCCTTCTAACGACTTCATAGTACTTGCATAAACATGCCAGACATAGCATCACATAACGGAATAGACGTGGGAAATATAGCATCAATAAACGGTCAAGACGTCCCAAGCGGGGGCAGTGGAATAACAGCAAACTCTATCGCGAACTCTGGCGTTCAGGATTTGAGTACAGCATCTATTTTTAATAACCCAGTCGTTACTGATAATTTTGCTATAGGTCCAGCAACTTCTCATACATTTTCTAAAATAGTTATTACCAAAAACTACACTCAAGCATTCGCCATCAAGTCTAGCGGACAACTGTGGTATTGGGCAACCGAAGACGACTATTGGAACTCGTCAGTTTTTACAACTGACGGGACGTGGCGGCAATACGGTTCAGATACTGACTGGACAGATATTACTGCTGGCGATGGGCAATTCGGAGCTGTTAAAGGGGGTGATATGATGTTTATAGGATATGGCGGGAGTAGGCAAAGAGGAGACGGGAATACCAGTAGCTTAGACGATTGGACCGTTACAAATAGCGCTCTTACGTGGAGTAAGGTAGCTATGGGGTATCGAATGACCGTAGGTATAACGACAGGTGGACACGCTTACACTACGGGTTATGGCTACGATTACATGACTGGACAGGGTAGCGGATCTACGATTTCAACATTCACAAGAGAGAAAAACAACCTAACGAACATAACTCAAGCTGTAGTGGGGAGACGCTGTTCTATTTATTTGAATTCTGACGGAGATGTTTACTTTACAGGAAACAACCAGTATAATATGGCTGGCCCAGAAATAACCTCAACAAGCGACGTGAATGGACCAACTTTATCGAGTAGCTCGTCAGATAGAGTTATAAGCGTGCTGGGCCTCCCCAGTTATTTTGGAACTTGCCATATAGATTCAGATAGCTACCTAAGGCACTGCGGTTTTGGAGCTTATCACATGCGACCAGACGATAGTGACACTGCATCACAGGGCTCTAATTCAATGAGGCGTTTAGATAGCGCGGGAACAGGATGGACTCTCTTCTCTGCGCAAAACTGGGGCGATACAAGCTCCACCGAACAGTCTTGTATAGGTATACAAAGTGGTGCGTTAAAATTTGGGGGGGAGGGTTCAAAGGCATTTAAATCTGCGCTAGGTCTTGCTGTCGATGATACCTGGGAAACAATCAAGTCTTCAGGCGTTACCTCAGCTGCCATTAACCCAACAGATACATCCGCTGAACTAATTATTTGGAGCTAATGGGATCACACACTGAATACAAAGTAGCTGTTAACGAAAACACAGACTTTCTAGAGGGCTGGACAGATTCGTCTGTCCCTCATATGGTATTTCTTTACGATCAAGAGTCTTTAGAGGATTGTGAGTTGGATAACGGCGTTTATTATGCCACATACAAGACAGTCAATTTCGACGAGCAACAAACTTTTGAAGTAGCTTACCCAAGCGGTGTAACTACCATTACTGTCCCTCCTGGTGAATACGGAATCAAGCCGTAATTTTGTTTTTATTATCTTTGCTTTATGCGCTGTTGCAAGAAGTATAAAAAGGGGGGTAACGTAAGCCTCAAGATGGGTAAGCACAAGTCTCGTTCTGGCGGACTAACGGCTGAAGGTGTAAGGAAATACAACAGAGAAACAGGGAGTAACCTTAAAACTGCTGTCACTACACCACCATCTAAACTAAAGAAAGGGAGCAAAGCGGCTAAAAGAAGGAAGTCTTTCTGCGCTAGGATGTCTGGAGTAAAAGGGCCTATGAAGAAGCCTAATGGTAAACCAACCAGGAAGGCTCTTGCCTTGCGCAAATGGAACTGCTAATGAAAGCCATGAAATACAAAAAAGGCGGAAAGCTTTCCGTCTCTAGTAAAAAAGTATCTGTAGATCCACCAAGCGGTTACCACTGGATGGAGGAGCAGGGGAGGTACTATCTAATGAAGGGGGATTACGCGCCTCATCCAGGTGCTGTAAAGCAGGCTAAGTTTAAGCAGGCTAATCACCCCAAGTCATGAAGATTAACAAAAAATATTTAGCTGGGAGTAAAGACCCTAAGCGTCGTGCTGCTTTGATCAAAAGGATTGCAGCTATATACGAGAAGGGTAAACCATACCCAAAGAACTTAGATCAACTTATGAAACAAAGAGACTCGCTATGAAGGCAAAAAAAGCATACAAGAAAGGTGGAATGGCTAGCCTGAGCGGTCCTCAAAAAGAAGTTTACAAGCGCGGCTTAGCTGCGTATATGTCTTCAGGCAACAGACCGAAAACATCTCAACACGCTTGGGCGATGGCAAGAGTGAAAAGCGACTTCGGTAAAAAGGAGGCAGCTAAGATCAGGGCTGGAAAAGGGAAGAAAAAATAATGCTTATATTTGCGTTCATATAACCAACAACAATGGCTACTACTACTGCAACAATCACACTTTCGAGCGGGGACCTTACGGGTGACGCTCTTGCGCTGTCAACTACGGCGACACTGACCAAGGCGGGAACGCTCACTGGTTTGACTCAAACAACTGGGGTAGGTCGTAAAACCACCTCTGCTACTTCTCAGTACACTTTGTTTGATGGAGATGCTTATGCTAACGGATCTCACAAAGTTTACCTTAAAAACACAAGCACTACAGCTACTGAGTATCTTACCATTGAGATTAACTCTGAGCAGATGGGTAAGCTTTACGCTGGAGATTGGGCTTTCTTCCCTTGGGAGGCAAACGCTGATACTAACGATATTAAGATCACTCCAAGCGTTTCAACAACTCTAACCTTAGAGTACGCTCTATTTATTGACGAGTAATGGCAATAGTACGCGCTTCACTCAGCCTTAATAGTGCTGACGTGCTTACAAGCGCGTTGGCCTTAAGCACAGTGGCTAACCTCACTTGCGATTCTGGTAGTTTGATCAGAGCCAAGGTAAAAGGCACGGCTGCGGATACGGACGATCTGGTTGTATATAAAGCAAACGATAAAAGCGAAAGAGCTTATATCTATATCAAGAATTTAGAAGGGGAGCTAGAGAATTACATCTACGTAAGAAATGAAACCGAAAGCAACACCGCACTTGTAGCCAAGATTGGAGGTGGTGAGTTCGCTTTTATTCCTTTAGCTCCAGACAAGACTTACGAGGTTATTGCAACTAGAGTTGACAGCCTTATTGAGTACGGTGTGTTTGGTAATGACAACTCAGCAGTTTCTCTAGCATAAAATAAACAAGACATGGCACATCCTTCAGAAGCTTTACCTAAAAACATGTACATCCTTAACGGGACTAACGATCTTACACTAACTAATGGACGTCATGTTTTTGCTATATATAACCCAACCGCAGCAGCGGTTACAGTGGATATAACTGGTAGTTTATACACTTATCAGACTGATGCATACAAAGAGCTTTCAACAGAGACAACAGGATTTCCGATTCCTTCTGGAGGAACTCTTTACGGGAGATTCACTAACGTGGAGTCTTCAGCCGCTAACGTAGTTTGCTACGTGGCTTAAATTGAATACAATTAATTAAATATAATGGAACAAAATACAATCGAAGAGATTGGTGGAATGAAGGTCTTCAGTAATCCTGAGGACCTTGCTGCGTCTATGAACAGCACACCAGAACAACCACAAGCTGAACAGGTAACACCTGAACAGCCTACGGTAGAAGAGACTCCAATGCAAGAAACTCCCGTACAGGAGATGCAGACGGAGCAACCAATACAAGAGAATGAGGTTCAGCAGGAAACTGTCGAGCCAACATCTGATACAGAGTATTCTGAAGGTGAACTCGAAGGAGCTGTTATGGAATTTTTAAGCAATCGCTTAGGAAGGGAGATCAGTTCTTTTGATGAGTTTGAAAATACTCAACAAGCTGAAGCAAACGCTATTGACGAGCGTGTTGAAGCCATCGCGAGGTTCGTGGAGGAAACGGGCCGAGCACCAGAAGACTGGTTTAGGTATCAGTCATTGAATCCAGAAGGTATGGACGATATGACAGCTATTC